GCATCCACCGCAAAAAGCCGAAGGGCAAGCCGATGCCGAAGCGCACCGCGCGCGCCAACGCAAGGAAGTCTGCGGTGCGCGCCCGTGTCGAGCATCCCTTCGCGTACCTGAAGGGGCCCATGGGCCTCGTGATCCGCACCATCGGCATCGCGCGCGCCACGGCCACCGTGATGCTCGCCAACATGGCCTACAACATGAGGCGATGGTGCTGGCTCGACGGGCGGAGCCTGCCCGCATGACACCGAAAGGACCCGAAGGCGGGGTTCCACCCCCATGAAAAGGGCGTGAAAGGGCCCCTCCTACGACAATGGCACGCCTTCAACGCCAGCCGACGGGCCAAAATCCGCAGAAAGCCCGGTTATCGGAGGTCTCCAGATGATTTTGTTGAAAAACTCACCTGGGCGGTAAGCCGTCTACCATATCTTGTTCTTATGGAGCCTCGATTACTCGATCTGGCCGAAAAAATCCCGCAAAATCAGCGCTTGCAGACTTTTTCAACAGAATCAGCTCAGAACAGACTTCAACGGCACCCGCATGGCAATAAACGTAAATGCCCACCCCTCGCAAAACCATCCTCACCGCGCTCTACGCGCGGCTCGCGACGCTGCCCGCCACTGCCCTGCGCGGCGAGGTGCTGCCCGAGCGCGTTCCGGCCAATGGACTGCTGATCCTGCGCGACGGCGAGCCGGGCGAGCCCGAGGTGACGCTCTCGCCCTTGCGCTACCACTACCAGCACCGCGCCGAGATCGAGGCGGTCGTGCAGAGCGCCGACCGTGACGCCGCCTTCGACGCGCTCTGCGCCAGCATCGGCGCGGCGTTGGCCGCCGACCGGACGCTGGGCGGGCTCTGCGACTGGGTCGAGGCCGAGGCGCCGCGGCCGGTCGACCTGCCGGTCGAGGGCGCGGCCAGCCTGAAGGCGGCGGTGATCCCGGTGCTGCTGCACTACGCCACGAGCGATCCGCTCGCCTGACCCACTGACAGGAGGATACCGACATGGCACGCGCACAGGGCGCGCGGGCGCAGATGGCGCTCGCCTTCGAGACCGTCTACGGCACCGCGCCCGCGGCGGGTTCCTTCTGGAAGATGCCGTTCGCGAGCTCGACGCTCGGCGCCGAGCAGCCGCTGCTGGCCTCCGAGCTGCTCGGCTTCGGCCGCGACCCGATCGCGCCGGTCAGGGACGCGATCACCGCCGAGGGCGACATCGTCATCCCGGTCGACGCGCGCTATCTCGGCGTCTGGCTGAAGGCGCTGTTCGGCGAGCCGGTGACCACGGATACGGGCGGCGTGGCGCCCTACACGCATGTGTTCCAGTCGGGCGCCTGGACGCTGCCCTCGATGGCGATCGAGATCGGCATGCCCGACGTGCCGCATTTCGCGATGAACGCGGGCGTCGTCGCCAACTCGATCAGCTGGACGATGCAGCGCGCGGGCCTCGTCACCGCCACCATGAACCTCGTGGCGCAGGGCGAGGCGACGGCCGCGAGCGCCGCCGGCACGCTCGAGGAGATGGCGCTCGCGCGCTTCGGATCGTTCCACGGGTCGATCTCGCGCAACGGCGCGCCGCTCGGCAACGTGGTCTCGGGACAGGTCACCTACACCAACACCCTCGACCGGATCGAGACGATCCGCAGCGACGGCAGGATCGACGGCGCCGATCCCTCGCTTGCCGCGCTCACCGGCACCATCGATGTCCGCTTCGCCGACCAGACGCTTCTGGATGACGCGATCAACGGCACGGCGGCGGAACTCGTCTTCGCCTACGAGATCGACGCCAACACCCGCTTCGAGCTCGTCGCACACGCGGTCCATCTGCCGAAGCCGAAGCTCACGCTCGAGGGCCCGGGCGGCGTGCAGGCGAGTTTTGCCTGGCAGGCGGCGCGAAATCCGGCCCTCGGCCGCATGGCGACGGTGACCCTCATCAACGATGTCGCCGCCTACACGAACCCCTCCAACCCGTAAGGAGCGCGCATGATCCGCCTCAATCTCAACCCGCAGCCGGAATGGCTCGATCTCCTGCCCGGGGTCCGGGTGTTCGCGGCCCCGGCGACCTCGGCGGTGATGGCGGCGGCGCGGCACGACCCCGGCGTCGAGGCGATCACCGCCGACACGAACCCGGAGGCGGCGGCGCTCGCCTTCGCGAGGGCAGTGGCGAAGCAGACGATCCTCGACTGGGAGGGGGTGGAGAGCGAGGACGGCTCGCCCGCGCCGGTCGGCCCCGAGACCATCGACGCGCTGCTCGACCACTTCCGCGCCTTCGAGGCCTGGCAGCTCCGCTACATGGCCCGCTGGCTGGGGCTTGAGCAGGAAAAAAACGGCTCCGCGCCCTCGCCGAGTGGCACTTCGGCGGGGGCGCCGACTACTGCGCGGCCTGCCCGTCGCGCTGCGAAGCCTGCCCGCAAAGGGAACACCGGCCGCTGACCGCGGAGGGCTGGCAGGTCTGGGATCTCGCGTTCCGCATGGGCGGCCAGATCCGCGCGATCCCGGGTGCGGTGCTCGGCTGGGACATGGGCGCGGCGCTCGGGATGGCCGCGGCGCTCGGCTACAGCGCGATGGCCGTCGCGGAGCTCCTACCCGAGATCGAGGCCGTCGCCTGCGCCAGGATCAACGAGCGCATGAGGGAGCGTGATGGCTGAGAAGAAGGTCTCGGTCCGCCTTGCGGCGACCGGCGGGGCCGAGCTGCGCCGCGAGCTGCAGGAGGTCGGCCGCACAGGCCGCGATGCCCTGAAGCAGATCGCCGACGGCGCAGGGCCCGCCACGGCCGGTCTCGGCAAGGTCGAGGGCTCGGCCGGTGCGGCGATCGTCACGCTCGAGAACCTTGCCGCCCGTGCCGCCCGTGTCGCCCAGAATCTCCGCGCAGCGGGCGCCTCGACCGGATCGCTGGTCGACCGGGTCAACCGGGTCACCGGCGTCTCGGCCCCGGTGACCCGGTCGGCGGCCGATATCGAGGCGTTCGGCCGGGCGCTCGACGACACCCGTGCAAAGTTCAACCCGCTGTTCGCGGTGATCCGCCTGTACCGCACGCAGCTCGCCGAGATCCGGCAGGCCCACGCGGTGGGCGCGATCGGCGCGGGCGAGATGACGGCGGCGATCTCGCGCGAGCGCCAGGCGGCGCTCGCCAGCATCGCGGCGCTGAAGGGGCGCACGACCGCGCTGATCGCGATTGGCGCCGCGTCGGGCCTCGCGCGGTTCCGCATGCAGCAGCTGAGCTTCCAGCTGAACGACATCGGCGTCTCGCTCGCGGGAGGCCAGAACCCGCTCACGGTGCTGGTGCAGCAGGGCGCGCGGATCGCCCAGCTCTACGGGTTCGGCGGCGGTGGTGTCGCCGGCGCGCTGCGCGATGTCGGGCGCATGATCGGCGGCATCGTCACCCGCTTTCCGCTGGTCACCGCCGCCATCGTGGCCGCGGGCGTGGCGACGGCCGGGCTTACCCACGAGATCAACCAGACCACCGATGCGGGCGTGAGCATGGGCGACACGCTGCTCGCGGTCTGGCAGGTGATCCGCGACGGAGTCGGCGAGATCATCCGCCCCGCCGTCGAGACCATCGCGCCCTTGTTCGCCGCCGCCTGGGACGCGGTGGTGACCGCCACCAGGGCAGCCGGCAATGCCATCATCAACGCGAACCGGGCGACCGTCTTCGCCATCACGACGTTCTGGGACGAGGTACCGAAGGCGCTCGGCCGGGCGATCTTCGCGAGCGCGAACGCGGTGATCGCCGGCGTCGAGGGCATGCTCAATGCCGTGATCGAGCGGATCAACAGCTTCATCAGCCTGATCGACGCAGCACTCGGGCAACTGCCGGAGTTCGCGCGGCCCGGTCAGGGCCTGGGCGAGATCGGGCGGGTCGAGCTCGGCGGCATCGCGAACCCGTTCGTCGACGCGCTAAGCGGACCCGGGATCCGCCAGAAGATCGACGAGGGCGTCTCCGGCATCCTCGCCGAGGATCCGCTCGGCGCGTTCTTCGGGGATGTCCGCGAGCGGGCCATCGTCAACGCTCGCCGCCGGCAAGCGGAGGAGGAGAAGACCGGCGGCGGCGGGCGCGCCGCGGCGCAGACGGAAGAGCGCGATGCCGCCGAGGAGCTGATCGCCTCGCTCAACAGGGAACTCGCCGTCCTGCGCGAGACCGACCCCGTCCAGCGGCGGATCATCGAGCAGAGCGACCAGCTCGCCCGGGCGACCGAGGGCCAGCGCCTGCAGGTCGAGGGGCTGGTCCGCGCGCTCGACGAAGAGCAGTCCGGCTTCGCTGCGATCGGCCGTGTTCTGGGGGAGTTCGCGCAGGACGCGCGGCGCATCGGCGACGATATCGGCAACTTGCTGACCGGCGCCTTCGACAGCGCGGCGGACGCGGTGGGCGAGTTCGTCACCACCGGCAGGCTCCGCGTCCGGGACCTGGTGTCCTCGATCATCGCCGACTTCGCGCGCATCGCCGCGCAGCGCTTCATCACCGCGCCACTCTCGGAGGGCCTCGGCGGCATCTTCGACAGCCTGCTCGGCGCTGCCGGCGGCCTTTTTGGCGCCGCGCCCGCGACCGCGCCGGTGCCGGTCGCGCGGCCGCGGAGCTTCGACGGCGGCGGGCATACCGGCTTCGGCGCGCGCGCGGGCGGGCTCGACGGCCGCGGTGGCTTCCTCGCCATGCTGCACCCACGCGAGCGCGTGATCGACGAGACGCGCGGCGCGGGCGGGCGGGGCGGCGCCGGTGATCCCGCCCCGGTCGTCGTCAACATCAACGCCCGCGACGCCCAGAGCTTTCGCCAGTCGCGTACGCAGGTGGCGGCCGACATCGCGCGGGCCGTTTCGCTGGGTCGAAGAGGCATGTGATGGCGTTCCACGAGGTCCGGTTCCCGGACGACATCAGCCGCGGCGCGCGCGGCGGGCCCGAGCGGCGCACGCAGATCGTCGAGCTCGCGAGCGGCGCGGAGGAGAGGAACGCGGCCTGGGCCAACTCGCGCCGCCGCTATGATGTCGCCTACGGCATCCGCCGCGCCGACGATCTCGCGGCGGTGGTCGCCTTCTTCGAGGCGAGGGGCGGCCGGCTCTACGGCTTCCGGTTCAAGGATTGGGGCGACTACAAGTCCAGCCTGCCGTCGGGCACGCCATCGCCCACCGACCAGGCGATCGGCACCGGCGACGGCGCGACGACCGCTTTCCAGCTGGTGAAGCGCTACGCCTCCGGCGCGCAGTCCTGGACCCGGACCATCACCAAGCCGGTCGCGGGCACGGTGCGGATCGCGCTCGATGGCGCGGAGCAGCCCGCGGGCTGGGCCGTCGACACCTCCACCGGAATCGTGACCTTCGACGCGGCCCCCGCCGCGGGCGTCAACGTCTCGGCGGGCTTCCAGTTCGACGTCCCCGTCCGCTTCGACACCGACGCCCTCGACGTCACGCTCGATCTCGAGCGGCTCGGCTCGATCACCTCCATCCCGCTCGTGGAACTCCGCCGATGAAATCCCTCGACCCCGCCCTGCAGGCCCATCTCGACGAGGGCACGACGACGCTCGCCTGGTGCTGGCGGATCACGCGGGCCGATGGCGTCATCTTCGGTTTCACCGACCACGACCTGACGCTGAGCTTCGATGGGACCGACTTCGAACCCGAGAGCGGGCTGACCGCCTCCGAGGTGCGTTCGGGCTCGGACCTCTCGGTCGATGCGCAGGACGCCGAAGGCGTGCTGACCTCCGATCGCATCACCGAGACCGATATCCTCGACGGCCGCTGGG